CAAGGACGCGCTCACCCTCAAGACCGGCTACATCAAATGGTGGACCGACAACACCAAGGAGATCAAGCGCAAGCAGTTCGTCAACATCACCATGGAGCAGCTCCAGATGTTGATGTCCGAGGACCCCACCATCAAGGTTGTGCCCGGCTCTTTGCGGCAGAACGAGACGGGCGCCCTCGATGTCACCATCGAAGGAACCCAGAACAAGCCGATCACCCGCATCGAGGGCGTGCCGCCGGAAGAGATGCGATTGGATCGGTATGCGAGGACGTTCGCCAAGTCGCGCCTCGTCGGCCACGAGCGGATCGTCTCCATCGATGAATTGACCGCGATGGGCTACCCGCGCGACCTGTGCGCCGACTACCTGCAGACCCAGGACGTGCACAACTTCACCATGGAGGCGATGATCCGCAATCCAGGGCGGGGCATGTCGACGCGCGTCGGCGACGGCGTCCTCTATGGCGAGTGGTACATCCGCGCCGACAGCGACGGCGACGGCGTCGCCGAACTGCGCTACGTCTGCACCATGGGCGAGGATCACGCCATCGTGCGCGACGAGCCCGCCAACCGGATCAAGTTCGCGCTCTTCAGCTGCGACCCCATCGGCCACACGCTGGTCGGCGACAGCATCGCGGACCTGACCATCGACATTCAGCGGATCAAAACCAACATGACGCGCGGCGTGTTGGATAGCTTGGCCGAGAGCATCAACCCGAAAACCGTCGTCAACGAATTGGTCACGAATTTGGACGACGCGCTCAACGACGACCTGGGCGCGGTGATCAGGACGCGGGGCGACCCCTCGGCCGCCGTGCAATTCGCCACCACCCCGTTCGTCGGCCGCGACGCCCTGCCGGTGCTCGAATATCTCGACAGCGTCCAGCAGCGCCGCACCGGCTTGTCGGACGCGGCGCGCGGGCTCGACCCGAAGGCCCTGCAATCGTCGACCATGATCGGCGTCGAGGCGGTGATCAACGGACAGCAGGAGCGCACCGAATTGGTGGCGCGGGTGCTGGCCGAGACAGGCTACCGCGACCTGTTCCATGGGCTGTTCAACGAGATCGTCGAGAACGAGAACCAGACCCGCACGCTGCGCATCAACGGCAAGTGGACGAGCTACGACACGTCGATGTTCGACGCCGACATGTCGGTCGAGGTCAACCCGACCCTGGGCAAGGGTTCGGACACGGTGCGGATGATGACGTTGCAGCAGATCAAAAACGATCAGGCGATGGTGTTCCAGCAGTTCGGGCCGCAGAACCCGGTCGTCGGCATCCCCGAGATGCTCAACACGATCAGCGATATGTTGAGCATCGCCAACATCAAAAACGTCGAGAGGTACTTCAAGACGCCGAGCCCGCAGGTGCTGCAGCAGATGCAGCAGGCGCCGAAGGAGCCCGATGCGATGACCATCGCGGCGAAGGCCAATTACGAGCGGGTCAAGAGCCAGACCGCCAAGGACATCGGGACCCAGCAGATCAACACCCAGAAGCAGGCCCAGGACGAGGCTTTCCGGCGCGACAAGCTCACTCAGCAGCAGGCCATCGAAGTGGAGAAGCTCCGGTTGGCCGAGGCCCAGCAGGCGCTCGACCATCAGGTCGACATGGCCCAGGTGGTGGTCGACATGGCCAAGGCGACCACGCCGTCCGAGCCGTCGGGCGGCGGCGGCTTGCCCGAAGGCTAAAAGCGAAGTAATCATTGAAGCAACCTGCAGAGTTGTCCCAATGACAACTTGGTTGCCGATGATCAGATGTCGGCGCTGGGCAGCAACAGCAAGATCGAGAACCTGAGCGAGCGGCGGGAGCTTTCCGACGCCGCCAAGGCCTTGCTTGCCGACAAGGCCTTCGGCCACGTCTACCGCCAGCTCCGTCAGCAGTGGTTCAACGAGCTGATCGACCTGCCGCACGCCAGCGTCCGCCAGGACGAGCTGGCCGCCCGCCTGCGCGCCCTCGATGTCATCCCGGTGGCGCTCAGCAACCTGCTCGACAACTACCGGGTCGACGCCCAGAGGGCGGCCCGCAATGCCTGAGGGGCTCGACGAGGCCCGCGAGGCCTTCGCTCAGGAACTCCCCCAGGCCACCCGGCCGCGCGACCAAGCCGGGAAGTTCGTCGCCACCAGCAAACCCGAGGCGATCTTCCAGCCGCGCGAGATCGAAGGCGACGAGCGCGGCGATACGCGTGACGGCGGGCCCGACCCGCGACTGCTCGAACAGGAGAGGAGAATTGCCGATGGCCGGTCTGAAGAAGGGGACGCCGTTCAGCAAAAGCCCGCGAAACGCGCTCCAGCCCCCGCCGACAACCAACACGGCCCAGCCCAAGATGAGCCGCCCGAGCGGCTCGGCGAAGGTCCCGACGATGCCGATCCAGACGCTGAAAAACCAGACAAAGGGGCCGATGCCGAAGGGGACCCCGGCGAGGACGCCTCGCCCCGGTACAAGATCCAGGTAGACGGCGAAGAGCGCGAGGTCAGCCTCAACGAGGCGCTCAGGGGCTACCAGCGCGAGGAGACGTTCAACACCCGCATGCGCCAGATGGTCGAGGTCGCCAAGACCATCGACCAGCGCGGCGCCGAGGCTCAATCGGCGCGCGAGGCCTACATCCAGCTCTGCCAGCACCAAGAGCAAGAGTTCCAGGCGCTGATCCCCAAGGAGCCCGACTGGGACGCCCTCTACCGGCAGGACCCGGCCGCCGCCCGCCAGCTCGAACAGAACTTCAAGCACGTCTACGGCACGCTGAACCAGATCCGCCAGCGCCGCGCCCAGGCGCAGCAGGAGGCCTACCAAGCCCACGCCCAGCAAACCGCGTCTTACGCCAGGGCCGAGTTCGACAAGTTCCGCGCCAAGCACAAGCTCTCCGATCAGGCGAGCGTCGACAAGGCCATCGGCTACATGCGCAGGACCGCGCTGGAGGCGGGCTTCAGCGACGACGAGATCGGCACGACCTACGACGAGCGCATGCTCACCGTCCTGCACAAGGCGGCGCGCTTCGACAACATGATGCGCAACAAGCCGCTGCCGGTGCAGCCCGAGCGCCAGGGCGCGCTGCAGCCGGGCTCCGCCCCGCGCGTCGGCAACGGCGCGGCGCGCGGCATGAACGACGCCATGAAGCGGCTGCAAGCCACCGGCCGGGTCGACGACGCGGCGGGCGTGTTCCAGCAAATGCTGCGCGGCGGCCGACAATAAATCCGGGTCAACCGGAGCCGTAGGCTGGCTTGAGCCAGAGCCCCAAAGTCTAGCCGTCGGGCTAGAGCCATTGTCCAGCGTATTCGCTGGAGACAATTCCTCTTGCCCGAAAGGATCAACCCCGTGCCCCAGGTCACGAACGCTTTTACGACCTACAACGCCCAAGCAAACCGAGAAGATCTCAGCAACGCCATCTATAACATCGACCCCTTCGACACGCCGGTCATGTCGGCGATCCGCAGACGTAACGTCAAGAACAGGCTGTTCGACTGGCAGACCGAGTTCCTGCCGCTGGTCAACATGGCCAATGCTCAACTGGAAGGGTTCGCTCTCAGCAACGGCCCGTCTCAGCCGACCATCCGCCGCAACAACATCACCCAGATCTCCGAGCGCGACGCGACCGTGTCGGGCTCGCAGGAGGAGAGCGACGCGGCGGGCAAAGGGAGCGAGATGGCCCACCAAATGGCCCTCGCCGCCAAGGTGCTGAAGAGCGACATGGAGAGCATCCTGTGCTCTCGTCAGCCGCGCAGCGCCGACACCTCGGCCAACTACACCACCACGCCGCGCACGACCGAGGCCTTCTCGCACTGGCTCGGCCGCGCCGTCGACAAGAACTCGAACGTCAACGCGGCCATCGCGCCCGGCACCGTCACCACCGGCCTGCCGGTGGCGGCGACCGACGCCTTCGCCAACGTCGCCGCAGGCTCGCAGGTGACGATCACCGAGGCGATGCTCGGCGATGCGATGCAGCAGGCCTACACCAACGGCGGCTCGCCCACGATGTGGATCGTCCCGCCAGGGCCGAAGCGGACGATCTCGACCTTCGTCGGCCGCTCGACCACCCAGGTCCTCGTCGGGAAAACCGAAGTCGTCAGCACAATTGACGTAATTGCGACGGACTTTGGCCGGGTGAAGGTCGCGCCGTCGCGCTGGCTATTGCCTGATGTCGGGCTCCTGATCGATCCCGACTACGCAGCGGTCGCGTTCTTCCGCGCCTTCAGACAATTTTTGATGGCCCGCGTCGGCGACGCCGAGACGCGCATGATCGTTTGCGAGTGGGGCTTAGAGATGCGCAACCCGCTGGCGCACATCCTGTTCAACGGTATCAAGAAGTGAACTTGAGCAAGGTAGAAGCGGCGGCCGGTTGGCCGCCGCCCCACGCCACGCCGTGCTTCGCCATGCTTCGCGTCGCGTCGCCGTGCCACGCAAGGACGTGCCCAGCTCTGCCACGCACCGCATCGCCTCGCGTTGCGCGAGGGCCAACCTAATGTCTGAGCGCCAGCGCGTCTACCGCGACAGCGATGGGGTCAGGCGGACCTTAGTCTGGGACGATGAGCGTCCCGAAGATTTCGCCGTCCTCACTCAGCAGCGTCTCGATGAGATCCTCGACAGCATCGAGCGCGACCGCGAGACGATGTCGCACAATGGCGTCAACAAGCTCCTCGCCCGTATCCCCATCGAGATCTACGAGCGCTCCGTCCATCAGAAGTGGGGCGAAGACGACTGGGCGCGCTACCTCAATAGCGCCGAGGCCGCCCCCTTCCGCATCTGGCGGGGGCGCGTCTGATGGCGGGCTGGGACGACAGCATCTTCGGCAACCTGCCCGGCCCTCCGCTGCCGGGCAGTCCGTACCGGCCGAAGCTCCCCGACAACACGCCGCTCATGCCGGTCGATCCGCGCGTCGTGGTTGGCGGGCTCGCCGATCAGGCGACCGAGGGCGTCGGGCATTTCATCGGCGGCGTGGCTGGCCAACCGTTCCCCATGCTCGCCCCCAACTTCGGCTTGCCCAACGCCGATGCGTTCGGCCGCGACATCACCTCGATGCTGCAAGAGCCGATCCACGGCGGCGCGAGCCCCAGCGCGGCCATGCACACCATGCTCGCCGCCACGCCGATAGCCGCCACAACCGCGAAAGTCGGCAGGACCGCCGAGGAGATCGCGACCGGGACCAAGGCCGCAACAGAGGACGCAGGAGCCGTCGCTGGCCCCCTCGCCAGGACCGCCAGGGCTGCATCCCAGGCCGACGCCGAGGCGCAGGCTGCAAGGGCCGCGCAGGCCTCTCCAGGGCAGGCTGCGCTCGACCGGATGACCAGCGGCCAAGCCGCCCCGCCAGGGGCTGCGGAGACGGCGGCCAAGGGCGG